TCTTGAATTTCTAGGGAACCTTAGAACCCAGTCATTATGCGTAACTGTAACTGGCCCCATCTGAGAAGGATCATCACCATAACCAATAACAACACAACCCCATCCATCGGGAACTTTCAGATCCTTACCAACCTCCAATGCCACATCCTTGCCAAATGTCTGATGCACAGAGACAGTTTTCTTACGACCTGAGTCATACATTGGATTATTTAAAGTATGACCATATTCACCTACGGGGATCATGCCCCCTGCTACTTGACTCATATCAACCTGTGTTTTATAAAGAATAAAATTCGTCCAGACTGTGGAACTTCAGTACCACGAAGCCTGAATGTTAGACGAACAAGATTATTTGATCCGTCCGGTGGTTTAAAAATTGACTCTGGACGTTGCTGGAAGGAAATAGGATGTCCGGGCAGCTTCGTCCAAGCCAAATAAAAATCATTCTCTCTTGCCCTGTTTACTCTACCTACACAAATCTTTGCCTCAACTCCAACAAAGGGTTCTGTTAATACAACAGATATATTCTCAGGTAGAGAACCCGGATAAAGATAATGATCAAATCTTGCGTTTGTGACTACAGCACCCTCACCACCATCAAAACTCTGGTGAGTGATTTCCATAATCGTAGACTCAAGTATTTGCTCAGCAACAGGGGTAGGAGGTTCCCACCCCTGAAAACCATGTGCCATTAATACACTATGCTAATAGTGAAGCACAACACTCAACCCTATAGAGCCAATCTTCATTCAGAATCTGGCAGGCATAGAATGTCTTCCAACCTACTGAACCTGATTGTCCCAATGGATCAGTTACTGCCGGTTCTGGCATAACAACCTTAGGTATTACTGCATCATATCCAGACATTGATACACAACCAAGACACTCGGATGAGAATATCATTACAGGATAGACTTCAAAATTAGTACCTGATGGTTCTAATTTCAATGTAGTAATTGAACCCTTAGATGCACCATATTCATCAGCATCACCTGCACCAGCTTTACCATAGTTACTTGCATCTGCAACTCCCGTAGAAGTTGTAGTACCAAATGACTGACCAGTATGACCGGGTGAATAACTAGCACCCTGTGTCGCACTAACGTCAGTAGATACTATGGCTGTTCCGTCTGGTATTTGACCAAGTGCAGCAGCTTGAGTTGTCAGTATGAAACGAATCGTCCCAACCGAACCGATCTCTCCGGGAAGCATTTGCTGCCCATTGTTGGAGTACTTAGCATAAGGAATGAACTCCGGAAGGACTTCAATATCTTTACGCATATCCGTATGACATACTGCTACGTATGCTTCCGGTACTGGTTCAGTATTATATTTGGGAGATGGAGTCATCTGCTTGGCAATTTTACGTGCCTCCTGATACTCCAAAGTTCGCACTGCTGTATCAAGCAAATTGGTATTAGCTACATCCGATGTTGTTACACCATCTGTACCACCAATTGTTTTTTGCACAGTTGCTCTGTTTGTTCCACCGGCAAAGGCTGCCTGTGTACCAGAACGTGCATGAAGATAAGTGATGAAGTCCAACAACTCAGCTGCCTGAATAGACTGTCTTTCAGTAATCTGCTGGATGATTGGATCTTGTGCCGCAGCAACAAGTACATCAGTAGTAGCAACATATGAGCCGTACTGCTGAAGCTTCACTTTGATTATAGTCTGCAGGAGACTATCAGCTGGGGGCTTTACACCTTCAGCCAATGGTACAAGTGGCAGACCAAATTTCTCAAAACGCTTCCAACGAACCTCAAGTCCCTCTCCGCGCGATTTAGTCTCCTTCTGAGCAAAACGGGAAAATATCATGTTCCGCTTTGCAATAGACAGAAACTTCTTCTGTATTTTAAAAGCCTCTGTTTCATCCAGAGACCCATATTTCATGGTTCCTGCTATGGTAGCTTGACCTGTCGCTCCCCTATTAGCATTAGAACCACCTGATGTCCAATTTGTAGCCATATAAACCTTATTCTGTTAATTGTTAATAAAAAATAAAAAACTAAATTCAGATGCAGAATAAGATCATACTAGGATACTACTCAGGGATGGCATCAAACAATGCCTCTCCCGATAATCCCTGTGTTGGATCTGAGGAAGCAGGTTGTGGCTGTGAACCACCAAGCAACTGTGATGCTTGATTCCTGCGTTGACCTTGTGGATCATACTTTTGATTCTGGTATGATGCATCAGACTTATTTTCCAAAAACGATTGGATAATAGTAGCCTTTGCTTCAAGATCACCCTGTGTCATTCCAAGCCTGCGCATTGTATCACCATTGACAAAGTCAATAAATGACTTGTCATCCTCAATGCTAGGCCAAACACCAAATCCCAGTCTGCCGTCAAAGTACGTTTGCTTTGACATTAAATCAATCCTCTGATTTAGATCATCAATATTTTCCTGATACTTCTGATCAACATGACTGTTAATTTTCTTATCTACATCATCTGTCTGTTGTCTTTTCAAATCCGCTAGCTCTTGCCTGACCATGCGCTCAGCAATTTTTTCAGAAGTCTTCATGACCTCAGGAAAATCTTCCATTACACGCTTGTCTTCTTCAGAGAAAAAGTTCTCATCTGAATACGGATTATCTTTTTTAACTTGACTACTTAATTCGGTTTCCCGTTCAAGTACTGCAAGTCTTGCTCTCAGCTCCTGATTTTCAGACTCCTTGTCGCTTTGCGCACTGAAGGCGCGGTCGGCATGTGGTCTTAAATCATCGTAGCTTTTAGTAACTGAAGCTAACTGTTTTTTCAATTCAGCTACTTCTTCAGGCTGTTCTTCCGGATTTTCATGCTCCGACATTTCTCCTTCATCAAAGGGAGGTGCATCCTGCATAATATCACTCATCACTATGGGTTATCGCTTCACGGATCAAACGATCAAGGTCAAGTATATTCTTGATTTCTCTGATCTCTCCAATGAGCGCATTAAAGGTGGCTACTTCCTTTACGTCATAGAGGGGCTTCTCTGAGAGTCTTTCCTCTTTCCGTGTAAGTCTAGCCTGTAAAATCTTAGAGAGCTTGCTCCATCTGGGGTCTTCCCTCAGACTGAGGAGGTACTCCAACTCCTCCTTGCCCTGACTGATCTGCCGGATTTTGCTGTTGCTGCTCGGCTTGGGCTGCTTGTTCTTGATAAAGTCTAGCATTCTCTTGTGCAATTTTC